CACCGGGTAACATCCGCACAGATGTCGTAAACAAAACCATCTCCACTAATTTCGATGATAGACATGATCCCCAGTGCATTAACCAAATAAATGAACTCACAAATGCTAATTTCTCAAAACCAGTTAATTTCATTGCGATTCGTGATCCTCGGCATCAAAGAATGATACAGTTAATAATAACACAAATCCACCCATCACCAAACCAGAAGCAACAATTATAAAACTAATCATAATACTTTCCACCATGGTTTCTGTTCCCAGAATAATCCTTCCTCTTTACACTTTGATGTGTAGTAGAAAGAATCTCTCTGCATATTACAAAAAGGAGGATCATTTTTACCAGTCACCAAATCAATTTTGGCAAGAGATGGGTGAAGGCATCGCTTGGGGAAGATAATTGTAGTCTCATACCACTTACAGTCCTTACAAAATTTACTGTTCATAGCATAGCAGCTAATAATGGATTGTGCTTCTTCGGCATTGATGAATAAGCAGTTGTATCCTTAAGACTTACTTGCTTACCAACGGTTTTTGAGTTGATTGGTGCATAATACTCTTTTGCTTTTGAGTTGTAGAATCCCCAAATAGTAGATACAGGATCACTGCTATAAATGTAAGCGTAATGATGGCACAACCAAATGGCAACCATATTACGCTTGAAAGATCTAACTTCATATGAATAGTTCTCTGGTGCTAAGTGTGGAAAATCAGGAGGAAGTTCAATCATACAGCAGTCACAGTTAAACGCATAACATCATATCCAGCAAAATACTCTTCATACTTCCTCACTACATTTGCAAGTTGACGATGTGCACCTCGTAGTGTCTTAGGTGTGGTGCGTTTATCATACAAAATGTTTGATGCCTTGTCGTTCCATTCAACGATGATTTCGTAGTTTTGCATAATAACCTCAACCGCGAAGATAAAGATAACCACCAGCCCAATCTGCATGTTCCATCAACCACTCACGATCACTCATAATGCAAAGGTTGAAACGAACACCTTTAGCAGGTGCTTTGAATGATGCTGGTTTGAATACATCACCAGTCTTCTTATCAATGAAGGCATGAACGGATTTAGAACCATTATCATACTCCATCACAATTTTGTGATACTTACGTCCACCTTCTTGAATATAAAACTTATACTCAGGAGCAGGACGACCAGCAAGTTCACCACGATTGCGGGACTTGAAGTTCATCTCCAGCGCATCACACAACATCAGAGCATACTTACGGATGTTCAACTCAATTGTGTTCCTGGCATCTTGAGTTGCCTTGTAGTCTGAGAAGGAAGTCATCGTCATGGGTTGTTTCCCTTGTATGAACATATTATAGCAGGAGCAGATGGGGTTTCTGCTCCCAGTGGACACTTGATCAAGCGTCAGTCAGTCCAGGTGCATATTGTTTCACCTCTGCTACAAGTTCATCATCATCCAAACAATCTAATTCAGCCATTTGTGTGTTGATAAAGAACTTTTCCAAGTCATCAACAGACATTTGCTGCAAATCCCACATGATGAAGTTTTCTTGGAGTTTGTCGCGGTTCATGATGCTTTACGAATAGGACGGTCAAATTTACTCATTTGATACCCTTCTTTGAGGGCTTGATTGATAATCTTATCGTATGAGTGTGAGTAGAGAGGAATGTGTCGGTGCAGTAGATAGTCTTCACAATCTTCTGCTAGTGCTTCTCTCTCCTCTACACTCAATTGCTCTAAATTCATGCCACTAATGCTCCATCAGGAATTTCTACAGGTTCTGGTGCAACCAGATCTTCAAACTGGTGCATATCATAGGCAAACCAGTTACCATTACGGAAGATGTAAGAGTATTCTTCACCATCAGAGAAGAATTCCTCCATATCTTTATCTAGGCGGGGCGGGCAATCTTCGCCACGCAGAGAATAATACTCAGCAGCACATTTACCTTCAGGAAGTTCTTTACCCCAGATCTTATCAGTCCAACAGACTGACATGTCACCACCGTCAATCAGTTCTACTGCTTTATCACGGGTGTTATAGTGAGTGTTGAGCATACGACCCAGCCAGGAGGGATAACCATCCCAGTGGTGATAAACAGACAGGATAGAACTATCTTTGAGTTCGATGCCGATGCGTGAGCGAGTTCCCATGATAAAACAGAGTTGGATAGAGCAGGGGGACCAACGCCTGCAGTTGGTTTAGTCGTGCCCGGAGGCAGGAGGTCGGTGGTGGTCTCTCAACCACCTCCTTAATATAAGGCATCAACCAGCGGATTGGAGGCAGCCTGTGCCAGTTCATCAATTGACTCCTGTGCAATGCGAATTGCGTCAGGATTCACGTCTGAGGTGATACAATTCCGCCCAGTGTTAAAAGCAGAAATAGCAGTGGTTCCAGATCCACAGAAGGGGTCTAGCACCCATCCACCGACAGGACATGACGACTTTATGATACGTTCTAACAGTTTCAGTGGTTTTTGTGTGGGATACTTACGCTTATTCTTCTCACTTCTACTGATAAAGTATACATCATCCCACAAGTTCTGCACTGGTACACCCTTGGACTCATGAGAATAGATTTTTTTGTAGATATTATTTGTACCGTAGTGCAAACGGTCCTGCGCGTCCAGTTCTTCCAGTTTTTCCCTTGTTATGCGGAACCCATACTGTGGGTTATAACCTTTGTACTCAAATCGTGCACATGGACGACTCTTTTCACCAGTAACTTTAGCCAGTGCATAGTTACCAACTGCATCCTTGTTTTGGAAACTATTAGCAGCATACACTGGGTCAAGAGATGTATACTCAACATCAAAGTATGGGTTACCCTTTCGCAGCACAAGTATACTGTCTACGATGTTACCCCAACCGTTTTTGATATTATTCTTTGGACCGCTGCGTTTCCATGAGATATTAGTATAAAATGCATCACGCACTTTCGGATCAACTTTAGACAGAACTAATGCATTACCAATGAAATTATTATGGCAATACATCCATCCATCTTTGTTCAACTTAGACCATGCCTTGTTGATAATATCTGCATACCAATCAATGTAGTCATCGAAGGTAGTCCAATAGTCAGAGAAACTTTTCTCCGAACCATCTTCTTCTTGCATCTTAAAATCACGCTGCAATCCAAAAGGTGGGTCCATATAGACCAGATCAAACGTCTGATCTATATGAATCATATCTTCTGCAGATTGTTCAATAATACTAATATTAGGCACGTTCGATAAAGTCGGACTCATCATATTCACCAGCAATTTGACCAAGTGCTACGATTTCAATCTTAGCAAAAACTTCTTCTTTTTTCAAGAGAGGGAAACTAATACCATGAAATGTTTTCACAGATGCCATGTGCTTCTTATAGGTTTCATAAACCTTATCAAAGTAAAGACGATGGTTGTCTACAATTTTGTTAGCATCATCCTTACCAGAATAAGTAATAAACACTGGTGTGTTTCCTTTCTCTAGTTGTCCTACCATCTGATTGTAACCTTTTGGACCATCAGCAGCATAGTTATCAGTTTTTACCAAAAATCCATAACGATTGTTAGTAAGTTCTGCTGTTCCGTACAATCCATTGGTCTCTGCAAACATAGCATTAATACGCTCTAATGTGAGTGGACGAATCTTCTTACCTGTCTGTGCAGTGGGATTAAGAATTTCGTTGATCATTTGAGTGATCTTACCCTTAGCAAATACTTTAGTATTCTCACAAGTTTCCATCCACAATTTGATGTGATCAGCATCAACAGGAGTTCCTGGTTCGTGAATGTAACCAAGAGTTTCAATCTTCCTCAATGCAGCAGTTTTTACAGATGCCATTGAAGTCTTCTTAGTGGGATTGTGATCATTGTTGATACCGAAACCCAGTTCAGTTGCAGCTGCCCACATATGAGTTTCACCATAAGATCCGGTATACTCATACTCATTGCCGATCCACTTCTTCTGCCCCATCTTCTGCAAAGCAGAAATTAAGTGGTGGTTATCAATAACAATCCACTTTCCAGGGTAGTCTGGGTGACGCATGAATGAAGAAAGTTCACCATCTTCATCAAAACCTGCTGTCTCCAAATTAACTTGAATATCAGCAACGTGCAAAGGATCAATACCATCGGCACGGGGATCGTTGGGACTAAACATAACATCATCCATATCAATTTCACGGATGACGCCAACGAATCGGAAATACTTTGTGTTACGACGCTCTTTCTTTAAGGCAAAGTTACTTACCTTTGGTTCAGAGTTTTGACCAAAACGATACTTAGACATAATGTTGCAGGGTGTAGTTCCCTGATGAATTAACAAATAAATTATATCACATCTGTCACGCTGTGTCAACAAAAAAAGAGGACTATTACATCCTCTTTACAATTAACTTTCGTAGATTTTACATTCCTCTGCTTCGGGATTCTCATCACAATACATCTCAAACGCTGTAGGATCATGATGATCTTCAGGGTGTGCCTCGTGAAACTTTTCAAGATGCTGTAGTTCATCTACAGTGTGACGACGCATTTGTGGCGACAAAGTAGGATCTTCAAGGATTTCTTTATCCTTTTCGATATGCTGTTCGATGCTATCCATAGGATTGTTTCTGTATATTAAGTATTTATTCTAGCAATCAGATCCAGTGATGTCTGAATCTTCCCAAAATTGAGTCATATGTTTCTGAAATGCAACAATATCATCAGTAGGAGGCATGTTTGGTAACTTACGCAACAGTTCTTCAGTGTTTCTCAAACATGCTCTATGGAAAATGTTTTGTTGCTGGACAGTTTCCAAGATAGTAGCATAGATTTCATCTGCAGTAGCATCAGACTCAATGCAATCTACAACCCATGCACTCAAGTTTTCAAGTGAATGACTCTTAAGATCAATTCGGTTTTTCATTTTTCTCATCAAGTTCAAGTGCTTTTTCTATAATACTCTGTATTTCTTTACTTGTCAATCCATTCAACCAGTTCCACTCAGGATCTTTCTCATCCCATTCCATTGTAAATGATCCATCTGAATTTTCAGTGATATTAAGTGAATTACTCATTGCAGAACTCCTCCGCCTTTCTTTGAACAAGATATTCTAAGATTTCCTTTCTCCATTCCATCAATTCATGGTAACATTCTTGCTCATGCGCATAGACACGCAGTTCAGGATCAGGTTTAATCACACTATCGTAGAAGATGAAAAATGCTTCTTTACGTTTCTCTTCTTTGGTCATAGGAATTCCTCAAGTGATGATTTAGACTTTGTAATCTTAGAAGATTTTTTGATGTATACAAGTGCTTGTTTATAGGTATTAACAAGGTGAACTTGTCTTCCATTATGTATAATAATGAACTGTTTTCCATAAGGAACGGCAGCCCACATTCCATCTTTTGTTACATAACCTGACGGATCTCCTACCTTATTGTTTAGTAAGGTGTAATTGGGTACAAATGGTTTCTGAAATTTAGTTGTCCCAGTCTTGTCCGAGGTCATTAATTGGTTCCTCCTGAATGTCTGAAGATGTAAAATAAATCTGCTCTACTTGTGGCGCTTGACTGTTATTGTATTGCTTAGTCTTGGGTGTTTCATCATTACCAAACAGACCCAGCAAACCCATACCAAGCAGACCCAAGATAATCAGACTACCCAAACCGCCTGAAGAATTTTGACCACTATGATTAGTGCCCACACTATAATGAACATTATCATTGTTACTTTGCGACCTGATCATTGGTTCTGCTTCAAACACATCAGTAACACGAACAACCTGTGCATTAGGATTGCGTGCTAGAGCAACACGACGGGCAGCATCATAAGAATTAGCATGAACAAACTCACTAAACTCATTACCGCCAACTGCGAGAGTAACTTCAATTGCTCCGCGTGCCATGGGTGTGTTCCCCTGATTACCTTGTAATTATAGCAGGAGCAGATGAGGTTTCTGCTCCCAGTGGACAGTTTCAGCGCCGCACAACAGACACTGCTGCTTCACCCTTTTCAAATACGGTGTCTACGACCGCCTGAACGCTCTTAGCAGTGCTGATGCCCACTTTATCATAAACGGGCACACAGACCAGTCCAAACGTCTTCTCAGTGCCTCCTAGGCGGATCACACGACCGATTGACTGGGAGATTCCGATGTAGTCCATATTACGCATAAACAGGACTGCCTCAAGACCGCTGACGTTGATACCTTCAGACAGAATAGAGTGGTGAAGAACCACAAACTTCTTGGTGGAATCTTTACCCCAATCATTCAGAATCTGAAAGAACACATCACGATGAACTTTCTTACCATCAATAATACCACCAGTCTTAGCAGTAATATACATCACATGATAACCACGCTGATGCATCTGATGGGTGAAGTCAGACTTAGAAGTAAGAGCAACAATCTGCTTGGTAGAACGAGCACAGATAAGAATCTTGTTGAGGGAGTTCTCATCAATAGACTCAATCAGGTTCTCAGCATCACGCTCTGCAACATGTTGCTTGTCCTGTACCATTTGCAGTTGCTTGACTACAACCTTAGGAGGCAGAATGTAACCACCATCAACCAACTCAGGTGCAGAAACATTGCAGATGACGTTACCATAAACGGCAGCATCATTCATTCCTGGTTTGAAGATAGTAAGACTATGCTTAGGAGTAGCAGTGAAGAAAAAGCAGCGCACACCATCCATAGACGAATAATGGTCGGTAGGTGCAAAGAAATTACGCTGAACACTATTATGTGCCTCGTCGAAGTAGATTGTATCTACCTTGATACCAGACTCTACAATACGATGCAGAGAATGATAGGTAGTAAAGATGATGCGACTGCAAGGAGCAAGATCACACATACCAATAGCAAGTTTGATACGCTCAGGTTTAGTGGTGCTGAAATGTTTGGTCTCACCACTATGAACGTGCATCACAGTTACGTCATCAATGAGTTCTAGGAACTCGGAACATAATTGATTCGCCAACAATATACGAGGAGCAACAACAACAATAGTCTGAGGATTGTTACTCTCCAACTGTTTTTTAGCATCGGTAATCATGCAAATGGTCTTACCACCACCAGTAGGAATGATCACCTGACCTTTAGTGTTCTCACCCATAGCAGCAACTGCACGCTCTTGATGGGGGCGAAGGGTGATGGTCACTCGTGTCTCTCAGATATGAACATATTATAGCACAGAGCTCACTCTACTGAAGAACCCTGTGACAGTTCAAAATCTGGATTTTCCTACATACCTTTGGTATGGTTGTCCTAGAAGTTATATATTTCTTTAAGAGGCTAAAGCATCATCTCCAACCCAGACAAAGGTAGTCTACAGGGTTTTTTGATCCTCGTCAAGCTTTTTGTTAAAATGTTGAATAAATCCTTCTTCATCCATTCCCCATTTGTCGATAGGGCATTTTTCAAACGCTATGGGTACCTTGAAATCAACAACACATCCACACTTCTTACATCTTGGTAAGGGATCACAATCTTTATCATAGAATTCACACCCCTCACATATTTTTTTTCTCTCCACTTGTGTTTCTAGTGAAGCAATTACTGCTTCCCCATTAAAAAGACCTTTAAAGATCTTAAAAGCACTTCCAGCAACACTTTTTGCTTGTTCACTAATGGGAGGATATTCAGATTCTTCAGACATTTTTTAATTCACAATCTGAGATATATATCAGACTTGAGTTCCACCAACAATTGGACCTCTAAGTGTTATATTAGGACCAGATGTATTAATTGTTCCAGTAAACTCATAATTCGCACCACTTATAGAAGCGCCACCAGCACCACCAGCAGCACCATTACCACCAGCAGTACCGGCTTTTGCTGGTGTTGGTGCATAATTGCCTGCATTACCGTCCTCACCATCGTCACCAGCATTTGTAGTTGCATTAGCAGGTGCACCAGGAGTGCCCCAAGTTCCACCAGGACCGCCATCTCCACCATCTCCACCATCTCCACCGGCACCATTATTTTGAGAAGCAGTTGCAGCACTACCAGGGCTACCAGCAGTTCCACTAGCACCAAACTGTAGTCCTAGATTATATCCTCTACCTCTACCACCATTGCCGCCAGGTCCACCATCTCCACCAGCAGCACCAGCGTAAATAGTGCTTGAACTGGTTGGACAAAACCAACGAAATCCACCTTCTGCACATCCATTATTAGGTGCAAAGGTA